ACAATCCCACGTACGTCGGCGACTGCAATGCCGTTCCCGTAAAATTGATCTTACCAATTAAGCGACTCGTCAGGTTCCACCGCATTATCGTTCCAAGTTGCACACCGAAATATCCCATATCGTCCAGCGCATCGTCGTTTTGCACTATGTAAATTCCGGCATCGGGGTTCGTGTAATTCACGCCATCGACTGAAGCCACGTACGGGCTTTCCAGATAGGCCGCAATTCCGTCACCCCTGAAACCCTGAAACGCAGTAAATACGCACCCGTGATTTATGCAATCAAGCGTACCGGGATTTTTCCAATTCGTCAAGGCCTCGCCATTCGCATTCGTGTGAATCGAAAAAACATACTGAACATCGTCGCCGTACCACTCGCCCCCACCGACCAGATCGATCGCATAACTATTGAACAATAGAGATTGCGCATACGTGGGTTTCGCTATCCAGAAATCCAATACCGCCCTAAATTCTGCAATATAAGGATCGATGAAAAGGATTTTATCCGTCCGCTCAGTAGCCGGCATCGGGTCGTTCTCAAAATCGAAGATCGAATTGCCGGTAGCCGGACCAATGAAAAACGTCGCAGTACCGTCAGGCAAGCCCGTAAAGGAGATGTTAATTCGCACTTGTGTTTCACCTCCCGTCAATGGACTGCCGTTCGTTTTGGTCACGCTATCGAGCGTCACGCCTGTTACGTCACCCGCCACGAAATCATAAACGGCAAAATCTGTTATCGCTACGGGGGTCAACGGAACCGAACTATAAATTCCATCGCTGAACCCAATATCGACGTACGAGTTCATACCTCCCTGAGCGGTTGCGATGATAGCCAGAACCTCGCTGACCGGGTAACATTGGAAACCCTGATCGAGATAAACCTGTAACGTAATTTGCCAGCCGGACGACTGCGAATCTTGGTAGTCGTACAAAGGAGTCATTATCGGATTATCCGTCACGTAAATAAGTTGCTCTTTACTCAGCGTCGCCAGAATATCGGTCATTATCGAATGCGTTTGATTCATTACAGAAATCACATTCGACCGATTTGTATTGAGTCGATCCATTACGAGGATCGTAAACACGATGCTTAACTCGACCGTGCCATCTCCCCCGACCACGTTTCCAGAGTCCGTTCGGATGAAAACCCGAGGCCAGATGTTCGTTTTGTTTACATCGAATTCAAGTTCACGGCCATCGTCTGCCGAATTTACTTGCGGATGACTCTCCGCGATTGCCTTAATCCTTTCGAGAACGCCTTGATAATTCCGCTTCATATCCGAAAAATGTTATTGTTTCACTTATACCTGACTCGAGCACTTGATCCATATTTACAAAGTTTCGTCCGCTAACTGCGTAAATGAAGTGATACCAGCCCCACGCATCGTCGCCTCCACCGTCAGAGCCGGGAGCCGTGGGAATGAGTCGTCGAAAATATTTAAGCACTTCTGCGTGACGAGCAAAAAAAAACCTGCCGCCCCCCGGACCACATCGAACGTCATGTGTTTAAGGAATATCGCTTGTCGCTCTTCTCGCTCTTTCGGATCCTCCTTTACGTAGGATTTTAGCCGGTAGCGATCCCCGATTTTGGCGTCGATTGGTCTGTACAAAACCGCCATAATTTTATGAAGGTTCTCGGCGTACTTATCCCTCTTCGCCATCTCGTCAATATCTACGAACGCACCTGTTTCCATGTCTCGCACATCTTCGATAAACGCATACTCCCGACCTAAGTATTTAACGTATCGGGTCAATGGTGCATTTTTGATTCCGTTAATCATTGCAAAGATCCGATCGTAATGCTTATCTAAATCGATCAAATTCACCTCGGCGATCTCGGAAGGGGTGCGCCCTGTCATCACCGCCAACGCATGAACCTTCTTCGGAAACTCCTCGATGTCGGGGTTCTGGTCGAGCAGTAAAACCGTTTGAACTTGTGCGAGCGAAATATCCTTCAACTCTGTCGGGATTTTCAATTTCATTTTGCTTGTCGTTTTGCTTTCCTTAACTCATTTCGGTTGCGGATCCTTACCGTCCGCTTTCGTATTGATTCATTCAGTACCGTAACCCATCGCCGGGAATTGAGCCGATCAATCTCGACCGTATCAGTCTGTTTTTCGGCCTCGAGAATTCTTATTTTCTCGACCTGTCCTTCGATGATATGCGAAAGACTTTTGTTCGAATCGAATAGTTTTAAGCATTGCGTTATCAATTTCTGCTTATCGTAAACGACCAATTCCCGTTCGAGTTCATCCCTGTTTAACATAACAAAGAATTAAGGCGCCGACACTTCAGTCATTCCCATATCGGCGTTGTGGGTTGTTAATATACACGTTTGGTCTGCCTCGACTGTAACGGTTAAAACTTGTCCGGTCAAAACCGCAAATGAATTTAATACGCTAACCTGTAAAACTTGATCCCACGTAACCGTGGTAATTTCCCGAGTGGCGACGAGTATCGCATCGAGATAGGTTCGTATAATGATAGTAACGACTCTTTCGTTGGACGAAACACCAAACAACGCAGAGGTGTTTATCGTCATATCCTTATTCATTGTTATTTGATTACCCCCTGCCGGGGTGAATCCCGCCAATAGATTGTAAACAATGTTATCGTAAAGGGTCGTTATTTCCTCCACGCCACCGACGACAGGTTCAGCGACGGGCGTATCTAACGTGGTCGCAAGTTGCGAAACCTCAACCGCTGCCGCCCCGAACTCAGTCCAATTAAAACCATCCCCGGCAATGTAGGCGTTCGATGATTTTTCAAAAAGGATTGCTCCGGCTTCCGGGAGTATACCGGCCCGACTTTCTACTGATCCGACCTTAACTTTAAAAGATGAATTTTGGTGAGTTGTTGCCATAACTTTAGATTTATGAGATTTGAATTAATCCGAACGCCAGATTCCGAAGGCTCAACGTCGTCGCATTGTCCGAACTGACCCTCAACGTCATAACGTCAGCCGCTACAAGGCTCGCCCTGTTCGTCCAGTCGAACGTTAAAAACTGATTCTGCCGAGTGAAATTCAATTCTCGGGAGCCAACGACAACCGCATTAACAAGTGATTCAATCAAAACAGAGGTGTTCGGAGTCGATACCGATGCTTGAAAATTGGACGACATATCCGCAACCATATTTGCGTTTATCGTGATCGTGTCACCGATGGTCGGCACTATGTCGGTGCCTTGTTGATAATCCACCGTATCGAAATAGGTGAACGGTGCGATAGGGGTTGCCGCAAGTAAAGGCGTATCGATCTGAACTGCCAGAGAAAGCGCGAGAGCGGAGAAATCTTCGAGCGGGAGGGGTCGCCAATTAAAGCCGTCGCCAACCTTGATCGTTCCGGTTTCATCGTCAAACACAATCGCCCCCTTTTCAGGTACTAAACCATCGACCGAATCAACGACTCCGGCCTTAACTTTAAAACTCGCATTCTCTAATGTAGTCGCCATCGCAATTAGGTTAAAATTGAAACACCAATTCCCGAAGAGACAGTCCAATTTGAATCGACATCCGCTTCAACTTCCACCGTAAGAACATCCGAAGCAAGGGCAACAATATAGACCGAGCCGAACGAATTGAACGTCTGGTTCGGGATGTTCATATATCGCTGAATATTGAATACCGGAGTAACCCCGTTTAAAAGAGTGATTGAAAGTTCGGACTTTGGCGTGTCTCCCGTAATCTTAAAACTGTAATTGAAGAGATACGTACCAGCCGTGACGAGCGTTAAATCCGTGTTAGGTGTGACGGTGAAATCCGACCCGTAAAGGTAAATTTGATTCGTGAACCAATCGGCGGGATTGATCGGCGTTGCCGCAAGAAGAGGGTAAACGAGGGCCGGACCTTCCAAAGCAACCGCACCAATTCCCGGCTCGATCTTGATCCAATTAAAGCCATCGCCATAATACATCGCTTGATCGTGGTCGCTAATAACCAATGCCCCGGCTTCGGGCTTTTCTTGGTAAACGTCGGGTACTCTTCCCGCTTTTACCTTAAACGCTGAATTAATAATTTGAGTCATAATTTTAAGATTTTTGTATTTTCAAAGTTACGTAATTCATTCGCTCACATAAAAACACAAACCAACAACCCCCGTTCTTGCCGGTCTGCAAAAGAGTGAATACGGGAAAAAAGTATAATTCCGAGGTCGAGGAAAACTTTCCCGAATCTTATTTTTGGGCATGAATCGCAAATAGCGATGCCGTGAAACGCTTACGTATAGGGCGTTGTGGCGATAGCAAAGCACGGACACAAAAAAGGCGGGTAAATCTTGAATTGCGTTTCGGAGATTTAGCGGGAGAATTCCGGTCAACGATTGCACCTTTTGAGAAAGTGCGAAGTTCAGATTTAGCCACAAAAAAACGGGGAGTTTCTTCGATTCTCTTTTTCTCAAAATAATCCGCACGGACCTAATTATTTTCGGTATTTCGCAACTTCTATCGAAGTTCAGATTTAGCGAGGATATTCCGGGCAGATTTGTTTTTTTAAATTTCTGCCGAAGTTCAGATTCTCCCACAATTTTCCGCTCCTTTTCTCGAGTTCTCATTTTTCAAAATTTTCTAATCTGCCACCGATTTGCCGCATAAATCTCAACTTCTCACGATACCGAATACTGACCAAAGTTCGGGCGTTGGCGAACATGAGTGATACCGTACCGTATAGCGTCGATCGAATGATCCCATCCGTCTTGCGGTTGGTCGGCATACTCACCGTCTCGGTTTTTCTTGTACGAGTAGTTCCGAAACTCCTTTATCGTGTTGAGGCTCCTTTTCGTTACGTTCACCTTGAACGACTTCATCGTGCGGATTCCAAACTTTACCGAGTCCGGCCCCTTCACGGCATCGACGACATTCAATCCCATGCGCCGCAACTCCGCATTCGATTTTGGCTCGGCACTATCAGCAACGACCTCAACGTGCCGCCCCGTCAGCGGCTTTAAAAGGTCGAATATATCCCGGTTGAACATTCCCGTTTTGTACTCCAATTCGTCCACCCAAAACATACCGTCCGAATACCTCACATCGAGAATCGCTGCAGGGTCGTGAGTGAAACCATAATCGACCACAAATAACTGACGCTTGAAATCTTCCGGCATCGCCTCGCATTTAAACCAATTCACACCCTCCGAAAATATCAGTCCTTCGAGGTTCCCGTACTTCCCGAGGACGAAAACCCTGTAAAAGTTCGGATCGGTGGAGGCTCTCTTTTCAAGTGCCTCGATAATGTTCCGGTCGAGATATTGGTTATCGTGGTACGTGGCGTGGATCACGGCAACATCGTCTCGAATATCTTCCAACTTGGTCGCCCAAAAGGGTGCGACAGGGTTCCAAGTCATAAGGATTTGAAAGCGGGTGCGGATCTCAACTTGGTCGAAGATACCTTTCGGCACGTTATAGGCTTCATCGATCAGCACGTAATCGTGACGCATGGCGTAGAATCTGTTCTCGTCGTCTGCCGGGATGAACTGCATGATCGAGCCGGTCGCAAAGTAGTACGTATTATCTTGCTTGTTGAACCTGTTCGGATCGAACTTCTCTCGCATCACGATCCTAATCCAATCACGAATAACGGACTTCTTAATCACCGGCACCGACTCCCCGATCACGGTAATAACGAGAGGTTCATCGGTCAAACCCTCACCGAGCATCGTCAAGTATTGGAGGGCCGAGATAGTTTTCGAAGAGGACGAGCCCCCGTACAGGCAAATGATTCGATACGCCATCGCTTCCGCAATGGAATCGAGCACTCGAGTCGTCTTGAACTTAACCGGTTTTAGCATCGTTTCGATCCTTGATTGAGTGCAATATTTTCATCGCTCCTTTTTGCTCCGGCTCTATTATGAAAGCCGCTTGATCGGTCAGGCTCAATTCGGCTCGCTCGATATATCCCCGCTTTTTACCTTTGGTTTTTAAGTAGAATATAACGGCGGCGTCCGAGCCGTCCTTGATCCGTTTATGAAGTTGCGACTCGGCTAAGTCCAGAGCGATTTCGCCCATGTCGGAAACCTCTGCGGCAAACTTCTCGTCGCGCTCCATCCATCCGTAAAACGTTCTCCGGGGTATGCCGGTCAGTTTACAGGCACTCGTCACGACTCCGAGCGATTGCTCGAGTGCCAAAAGTATCGCCTTTTTTTTATGTGCTATCTGAGCCTTCGACTGCGCCATCGTTACAGTTTATAGGATGAATCAAGTATTTTCGGTACTGTATTTCGCCAACGCACTTTGTGGTGTAACCGAGGATGCTTCTCGCCCATCACGCCGACACGGACGCTCGAGGGGTTAAACATCACCGTGTAAAATGATTTGACGTAAGTACCAATGTCGAGATATTGTTCAGTCAAACCGCCCGTATGCGATTGTGTTTGCTTCTGGATGATTGCGATTTGATTGATTTGTAAAAAGAGTTTCCCGCGGCTTCCGAGATTGACGTACGTATTCACATCCTCGTTAATTCTGCCTACGAATTGAAAGGGTCGGTCGGTACTGCAAATAAAAGTATTCATCGCCTTTCGTTTTGTGCCTACTTTTTGTGCCATCGCCGATCGCTTGCCTCCAATGAAATCGCCATTTTGTGCCATCGTTATCGTGAGTGCCGGAATCGCTTTGAAGTATTCGAGCAGGGCATCGAATATTCCGTCCAGGCTCTTTATCGGCCACTCGCCAAATCTGCCCTCGGTGTCGAATTTGTAATTGAAAGCGGTATAATCGTCATCGAGCACAATAAAATATTTCGTTTTGAGTTCTTTGGCAATATCGAATATCGCATTCCTTGCATAGACGACGCCTTTATTGTGTTCGAAGTTGTCGGCAATATCAAAGGTTTTCGAGTAGTTCCATTTCGAGAATACGATCACCTCGTTTTTATACTTGAATTTGTACTCCGGAATCATCGGATCCTCGTCGTCGCATACCAGATAAATCGGTCCGGTGTACCCTCCTTTTCGAAGAGCCTTGTACGTGACCACCGAATCCGGTCTGCCGTGGGTCAATATGAATGCCGCAAAATT